TATAATATTAGAAAAAGGATCACTGAGAAGAAAAGTATTATTAAGGGAGAACAATCTGATATAGTAAAAGTATTCGACGATGCAATAGCAGGACTTCAGTTGATCCGAGAACAAGTAATTAAGCTCTCAGAACTTCAAGAGAAACTTAAAGAGTTCATAAAATAGGAGAGAGACAATGGCAGCAGAAGACTATTCTGATTTATATTACGATGAACTCAGTAAAGTCTACGAATTTGGAGATTTTAGACCTAGAGAATTACTAATAGATAGACAATGTGATCCATTCCTTTGGAGAAGTAGGAACTATGGCTCTGTACCTCCAGAGATAATGAATGATGGACACCTTCTAAATTCTATTCATCTCTGTGAGAGAAAAGTTCTGGAAGGTAAGAACTATGGAGAGAAATTTCCCACTATCTACTACAGACTAATCGCTGAGGCAGTAAGAAGAAAGATCATTCCAGTAGTTAGAGCTAAGAGAAAAGGAACTGATGAAACTCAAAAAAAGACTAGGAAAGCATCAGCTTCAAAAAAGAAGGGAAAGAATTGAATTGAGAAAGAGTAAGAAGAAAGAGAAGCCACTGATAGATATGAAGGATCTTATCAGAGCATTGGGGCTTGGAAAGTAGGATCATATGGAAACTATTTTTGGCTGTGAATGTAACAATTGTAGAGTGCATAAGTCTCACAACAGAATCCCCTGCGCCTTTTTAGTTGAAAGAGAAGGAAAACAAATAAAAGTTTGTACTAGATGTGATTTATCTACTGATAAGTACATTGCTAGATTGTTTGATGGTGATTCTAATATGAAGGATTTTTTTGATTATGATAATCTTGGTACTATAGTTATTCTCAATCTTTTAGATGAAAAATATTGGAAATCATACCAATAGGAGCGTAATGTCAAATCTTAGCAATCTCGATCCTTCTATCATCTATGCCCTACTGAAAGGTGAACCTGGCACAAGAAAATCCACCGCTGCTCTATCATTCCCTAAGCCTCAGTACTGGTTCTCATGGGATAAAAAGATGAGAGCCCTCCTACTTCCAATGAAATACTGGGGAATAGATCCTACTCATATAGAATACGACGATTACACTGATTGGGAGGCAGGTAGAAGAAAACTAGAACAGTTCCAGGTAAATTGTAAATTCAAGACTCTGATAGTTGATAGTATAACTTCTCTAGGGGATAGTATCAATCGTCAAACTCTCAAATTGAAATCTGGAACTACTACTCAATCAGGTAAAGAAGCTGGCAAGAGAATTGCAGGGATTCCTGTAAATACAATTGAGGACTTCAATGCTGAAACTTCAGCTTTACAGGAACTAATCGCTCTGACCAAAGACATTGCAGGCTATCACAAGATAAATATCATCCTGATTGCCCACGTAATACAGACTGAACAAAGATCACCTGACGGCGAAACTCATATGAGCCGTCTGATAGTAACAGGTGGAAAAAAGATTGCGGCAAAGATTCCCGCCTATTGTGATGAAATCTACCATTTCCAAACTAAATCAGGCTTCGTAGCTGGTGCGGGCGGTGATTACTCACTCTTGACCCAACATACTGGGGACGACTATGCGAGAACTTCTTTACCACTAGATAAGGAGATAGTCATAAAGAATGATCCTCTCTATGATAAATACTTGATACCTGCAATTAAGAAAATGCAAGAGAGTCCAGAAAAAGTAGTGAAACTTTAAGGAGGAAAAGTGCCGATTATCAGTTTTACCGAACGGGATCTTCTCAGAGACAAGATCGTAGAACCTGCATGGTATAGACTTAGAATTGAATCTATTGGTGAGAAGCCATCTAAGGACGGAGGATCAATCAACTATCCAGTAGATGCAACTGTGGTTAAGAATTCTGACAATGGTAGCACTGAATTCTCTGGCGTTCCAATTGAGTGGAACTTTAACTCAAAAGCTATCGGCTTCGCTAAGGGATTTCTTGCATCTTTCGGTGTTGATCTTGCACCGGGAGAGAGATACGATCTTAGTTCTGCTGCTGGAAAGGAACTTGATGTTTACGTGGATACAAAGAATTATGACAATAGACTTCTGAACAACGTGAGTCACAAGTATCGACCTGCGAGGGACTAATGTCTGAAGAAGTAACTAATCCTGAAGATCCTAAACCAGAACAGGATGAAGTAATTGATCCTATTGTTGATGATCCTGATAAGGAAACTGAAGAAGATGAAGATGAGAATGAAGAAGATGAAGATGAGGATTCTGACGAGGATGACGAGAATGGTGATGGAGATACCGACGATTAAGTAAGGAGTACTCGTATCCTGAACGGTATCCAAGTCACTAAGTAGTCCAAGTCAGATGAAGGTGTGCGGGGGCCGAAAAGATCAATCATGAGTTGATTCTTAGTAGGCTCTCGCACGCCGATTACTAGGAAAGGAGAATCAAAATGCTAGAATGGATCTATATAAAAAGGAAGGAAGAGAACACTGATGATCACTATTCATATGAGAAAGTTCATAGAAATGATGAAGATATTTATGAATCTATTCTAAAATTTTACTCAACTCTCTATGACTATCATACTGTAATTAGCAATCAACCATTCGAGGAACGACCTGACGTAAATACTTACATCAGGATTTACTGAGGAGATAGAAGATGACAACAATTGGTGAAGTAACAGGACTCAATAGGATTAACGGCAGAGTGATCAAGATTTCAAAAGAGAAGGGATGGGGTTTCATATCATCTTTCGATAAGCCATTCACGAGAATCTTTTTCCACTGGTCAGCACTTGAACCTACTTTTAATATCCTGAATCTCAATCCGGGTGCGAAAGTAGAGTTTGAGCCTATGGAAATCCCTGAAAAGGGATGGCGGGCCATGAGGATCAAGGTAATTGAGAATGGTAAACCTGCGGAGACTCCTACACAGGGAGAAGATATGGCACAAGAAAGTAAGCCTAGCGAGAATCTTCTACCTTGAGCGGAAATTAAGAGATAAAAACTGGACTCTAGTTCAAACTAGGGATGAGCTAGATGTGTCTCTAGGCTGGCTTTCAGAAAGTATTCAATTAGCAGAATTGATTGACAAAGATCCAGAAGTAATAAAAAGATGTAAAACAAGAAAGGAGGCTCTCATTGAATTACGACGAAAAGACTCTGAGAGAGTGGATAGAAGCTATTAAGGATGAGACTCAGGATAAATTATCATCATGGGAGCTTGATTTTATCGATTCCATTGAGAGACAGTTAAATCACTATAGCAAACTTTCTGATAGACAGATTGAAATCCTTGAGAAGATTTACGCGGAGAAGACTTCATGATTGATTTCCTATATGATGTGACAATAGTATTCATAGGCTGTTGGTTATTTTTCCTCAGTCTATTACTAGTTCAGAAACTCATTGATGAACTTGATCAGGAGTGATAAATGAAAATCCATCTTGAGTATAGGAATCCAACTCATTCTCATTGTGATATTGCTATATTCATAAACGGTGCACTTGCTGGTGAAATTACTTTAAGACAAGGTGAGATTATAACATTTCAAGATATAATTCTGCATGGAATCAATCCAAAGCTTGATAAATTCAATGCCACAGGTAACTCATCACTTGTTACAGAGCTAGAAAAATGAACCCTGATCTCCCCTACGTAGGAGGCCGCGGACCTATATCACCAAAGATGATGATAGTGGGGGAGTCTCCATCTTATCAAGAAGTTAGGGAAAATCAGCCATTCGTCGGTCCTTCCGGTAGAGAACTTGATAAGCTCTTAAAAGATGCAGGAATTCCACGGCATGAATGTTGGGTAACAAATCTAATCAAGTACGAAGTAATTCCTGGTCCTGCACCCTTCCTAACGAGATGTAGATCTCTAGACATCAACGTAGATCAATGCTTAGAAGAACTTCAAAAAGAAATCAATCAAGTCAAGCCTAACTGCATATTAGCTTTAGGAAAGACAGCCCTTTGGGGGCTGACTGGAAAGAAGAATATCAAAAACTATAGAGGATCAATACTAATAGGGATGGGAAGGAAAGTGGTAGGTACTTACCACCCTGCTCATCTTCTATATTATCAGGCAGCTGAGTTCAAAGGATATTGGAATAGATTAGTAATGATTCATGATATGAAACGAGCTTGGAGTCAGGCTCAGTTTTCAGAATTGATCCTTCCTAATAGACTAATTCAAATTTGCAGATCATCTGCTCAGTTTCAGGAGTTTGTTGATCGCAATTACTCAAATGATATTCTATCAGTAGATACTGAATCTACGAACTGTATCCCTTCAGTAGTTGGATTTTCCTTCAATCCCAGAGAAGCTTTAGTTCTCTCACTATGGAATAATATTTCAGGCGCGCCTTCGATTCCTGATTCTGATCTGGTCCGAATTTGGATTTTACTAGATCATCTTCTCTCTACTAGGAAGATAGTTGGTCAGAATTTCAAGCACGATCAGGATAAACTAGTCCGTCTAGGATTTACCATAGGAGAACTTCATGACGATACAATGCTAAAGTCTTTTGCAATAAATCCTGAACTTCCAAAGTCTCTAGCATTTAATACCTCAATCTATTCTGAGGAACCATTCTATAAAGATGAAGGAATGTATGAAGGATCTTTCTCTGATCTCTTAATAGGATGCGGCCGGGATGCTTGTGTTACTTTAGAGATCAATCAAAGGATGGAATCTGAACTAGATGAACTGGGGGTCCGAGATTTTTACCGTAATTTCATACTCAAACTTCATAATTCCTATCTTAAAACGGAGAACGTAGGATTTAGAATTGATACCGAAGCTCGTGATAATTTGATTAGGAAGTACGTAAGATGGGATGAGGAACTATCATATCAGTTATTCAAACTAACAGGGGATGTGGTAAATGTAAACTCTCCAAAGCAAGTATCGATCCTTCTTCATAACGTCCTGAAATTACACGATTACGGAGGGACAGGAGAAGAAGCTCTCACGAAGATTATAAATAACAGAACTATTTCAGAAGAAAAGAAGCAGATAGTTTCTTTAATTCTGAAGCAACGAAGAGTTAAAAAGACAATTTCCTCCTATCTAATGGCATTACCTGACTTTGATGGGAGAATGAGAACATCTTGCTTTCTCTGCTTAGAAACAGGACGGACTAGCACAGGAAAATTAGGAGAACCAATCAGACCAACGATAGAGTTTAAGAAAGGAAGTGTAAAGAAATCTCAGGAGATAGGATTGGCATTCCAAACAATCACTAAGCATGGTGACATTGGATCTGACGTAAGATCAATGTTCATACCAGATGAGGGAGAAATCTTTATTCAACTAGACTCATCTCAGGCAGAAGCACGAGTAGTTTTCCTACTGGCAGAAGATTATGAAGCACTAAAATTAGTTGATGAGATCGATTACCATGCTCACACTGCTGTCTGGTTTTTTGGTCCTAATGAGGAATTATTCAACTATGATAAAAGCAAGTTAGGCTATGAACATCCTATTAGATTCGCGGGGAAAACCCTCCGGCACGCTTGTCATTTAATGGCAGGTAAAGCTCGTGCGGCCTCTGAGGTTAATACTCAGGCTAGGAAGTATGGGATTGATTTTGAGATTACTGAGTATGAGGCTGGTAAGGCAATAGAGAAGTTTCATAATATGCAGCCTAAAATCAAGAGTGTATTTCATAAGACTGTGACTGACATAGTAAGTAAGACCAGAATGTTAACTGCCCCGCTACCTTTTGGCATTGACGCGCCGCACGGTGGAGTTAGAACATTCTTTGAGAGATACGGTGACGAACTATTCCGACAAGCTATGCCATATATACCTCAGAGAGCAGTAAGTGATAATACTAAAGCGGCTAAGTTAAGAATAGAAGATCGGCTCCCTTATATTAAAATCATTCTTGAATCTCATGACTCCCTCTTACTATCAGCACCAATTGAAAGAAAAGAAGAAGTAGCTAAAATTGGAAAAGAAGAAATGGAACGTCCGATTTCCTTCAAGAACTGCTCAATAGTTCGTCCTGACTTAGTAATTCCCTGTGAGGTTGAAATGGGAATGAATTATCAGGATTTGAAAAAGTTTAGGTTTATTTCATTACCAGTCCTGGAGGTTAGTAATGAGCCAAATTGATAGAATAGATTACGTTCCTCGTTATGGGGATGAAGAAAAGAATAAAGATGGAACTTGCTCAGGAATGCCGTCCTGGATTGCAGTTTTATCAATCATGGATGGTTTAGATTTCTGTGTCTCAAATCCATTTCAAGCTCCCAATGCTATGATGGCTAAAAATAAAGCTGATAGACTTGCTAAGAAAGAAAGATTGGAGATAGTTGCTCTCGCTAAAGTAGTTTGGATATCTTATGAGTGAAGTTCAAATCGATCAGAAATTTCTAACCCTTAAGGAATTAAGAATTCTCTATAGAAACCTCGAACACTATTTTATTAATTATGAGGATCTTGAGTTCTATAGTTTAGTTGGGAGGATTTCAAACATAATTAGGGATCATGAGCAAAAAGAGTGACGAAAGGGAAACTCCTCAATTTCTATTTGATAATCTTAACAAGGAATTTAACTTCACACTAGATGTTTGTGCAACTCCTGAGAATGCAAAATGTAATTGCTTTCTAACTAAGGAAACTGATGCTCTCTCCCTCTCATGGGCCGGAGAAAGATGCTTTATGAATCCACCTTACTCTGATCTCTATAGCTGGGTAGAATATGCTAGTAGTCAAGTTAGACTTGACTGTCCTTTAGTAGTAGCAATACTACCCTGTGATACTAGTACTAGATGGTTTCATCACTTTATTTGGGATGACATCTTGCATCAGACCAGACCTGGAGTAGAGCTTAGATTTCCACAGGGGAGATTCAAGTTTGGAAAGTACCAAACGAGTCCCAAGTTCGCAACAATCATTTCGATCTTTCGGCCCCTGAAATGACATGGATAGAGAAATTAGTCACAGTTCATCAAGAACTAGAAAGTCCAAAATCTTTCTGGTTCTGGTCAGGATTAGCAGCATTATCAGCAGTGGTGAAAGATAATGTATGG